ATGCGAACCGCCGCCCGTCGTCTGATTGGTTTTGAAAACGACCCGAAACTTTGGTTAGCCGATGGAGCTATCCCGCTCGAAGATACGCTGCTATCTCGACAGCTTGGCTCGGACGTTTCCAAGTACGAGAAGCTGCTGAATGATCCGCATGTTCGAGCCTGCCTGGAAAATCGTTTCCAAGCGGTAATCGGACGCGAGGTGCGCGTGATCCCTGCATCAGATCGCAGGGTTGATCGCAAGGCCGCTGAGTTAGTCGAACAACAATTGCTGGGGATTCGTTGGGCGGGGAAAGAACGGCAGGCGGGCGCTCCGGCTTCGGTAAATTTTGACGCGGCCTGTTTGGCCTGGCTGTCAGCAATCCTCTACGGGTACAAGCCAATCGAGGTGCGATGGGCGCGGGATGGTTCGGGCTGGAAGATCGATTCATTGCGGCCCGTCCCCTCACGCCGGATTAAGTTCGACCTGGTCACGAGCGAAACGCCTCGGAACGCCCAAACCCACCAAGACTACGCGATCAAAATCCTCACCAAGTCAAACCCTTTTCGAGGGGAATTCTTGACCCAGCCTTACCGGATCCTGATCCATTCGTGGGGGTCACAGTCGGGCAACCCCTACGGCAGTGGAATCGGATCGGCTCTTTGGTGGTTCGCAGAATTTAAAAAAGATGCTCTTAAGGATTGGTTGGTTGCAGTGGCCCGGGCCGCGGCCTTGATCAGGGCGATCATGCCGGCCGGTGTTGACCAAAACCACCCCATCTATAAAGAGGTGCAGGCGTTTCTAGAAATCTTCGCACCCGAGCATCACTTAATCGCCCCCGATGGTGTGGTGTTGGATTTCCTTGAGTCGTCGCGAAGTGATCGAGCGATTCAGCAGGAAATGTGCGAATACCTAGATTCGCAAATCTCAAGGCTCATCGGTGGGCAAACGGCATTAGTCAATCAGTCCCAAGGCGGCGGATCGCGGGCCCGTGATGAAGTGGCTGAACGGGTGGCAATGCGGTTAGCAAAAGCCGATGCCGACGCTCTTAGCTATGGGGTGCTAAATACCCTGGCTGAATGGATTGTGCGGCTCAACATGCCATCGGCCAAACCGCCAACAATTTGGCGTGACTTTGATGATGTCGAGAATCTAACCGAGCGAGCGGATCGAGATCAAAAACTATCGCAGGCAACCGGACTACTTTTAGACCCAACTTACTGCGAGGAAATCTATGGGGTGAAATTTGCACCCAAGGAAGAGAATTCCGATGTTTCACTACGACCCGTGGGGAGAGTTGAAAACCCTGATCCCGCCCTTGCTGGTGATAGCAATCAACCTATTTCTGATCAGCCTAATCCTGCATTAAACGCCCTTACTTTTGACGCTCTATCTATCGAGCGATTGCAACAGGAGCAACAGCGCCGACGTGAGGTATGGCGATCAATTCAAGGTGCGCCCTATGTCAGATATATCCGCATCCGTGAGGCCCAAAACCCGCGTGAATCCCACACAGCATTAGAGGGTAAAGTTTTCCCGAACGATCCTGAGTTTTGGGCGAAAGCTTGCCCGCCCTCTGCGTTTAATTGTGGTCATTCTTTGGAGCCGGTGGGTGCTGATTATGATGGGGAAATCACGCCACTACCAAACGACGAAGAAACCTTGCGTCACCTGAACGAATGGCTCGGATACGACGACGCTAATCGCTCCTATTTTGACTTAGGAGAATAGGGCATGAGCGAACGATTTGATAGCCGAATTATCCAGCCATCCATCGCTCAAGATGAACGCACCCAAGCCCTATGGCAACTGATCAACGGGTTAGAGAATCTGCCGATTGAAAGAGCGATTGTCTACGACGTTGACCGGGTGGTTAGCTCTGCGATTCCCTCGCTGATCCGTCAGTTTTCAGCCCAAGAATTTGTCGTACCGGGGATGACTGAGGCTGAGTATCGCGAGCTAATTTGGCGCTCGATTGAGTTGCACCGATACAAGGGAACATTACACGCGGTGCGACGGGCCTTGGGAATTCTGGGCATCACTGAATCGGTGGTCTCTGAATGGTGGCAGTCCACACCCAAGCGGCAAGTCCACACCTTCAGGGTCGCGATCAATGGTGAGGGGCTGCCAACCGACCCGCGCTTTGATGTGGAATCTCCTGAGTTTTGGGCCAAGGTCTACCAGCTTGTGGAAGCGGCCAAGCCCGCTCGGTCGGGCTTTGAAATTGCAATCGCCAGCCGTCCCCGTGCCCCAATATCCAGGCTCGGAGCATCCAAGCGGGTCTCTGCTGTACTGCAAATCCTCGCGGCCGTCCCTTCGCGTCCTACGGTGATCGCTCTTGGGGTAAAAATCGCCGCGTCCAAGCGGCTCACGTCAGTCGTTCGGGTTAACGCCGGGATCCCACGCCCTAAAGCCAAACTAGCTATAGGTGGTTCAAAACGGATCACCGTTAAGCTTGCGGTCTCGACTCCTAAGATCCCGACCGTAGTTTCGACTCAATCGGGGCTACGGCTGGGTTTCCAGTCGGGTGAGCGCATTTCCCTTGATTTGCCTGTCACTGGGTCTTCAATCTAATGCCCCAAGAATTTGACATCACGGTTAGCGATCTTGAGACCTTGCCCGGCGCTGGTCTTGATGATGGTGATCGCGTCTTGATTTCGAGGCCCGGCGCGTTCGAGAAGACCGTAACTTGGGGGGATATCAAGGGAGAGTTAGGCATTGGTGCTGACCTTAGCACCCTTGAATCCCAAGTCGCGGGCAAGGCTCCCTCGATCCACCAACACGCCCCCACCGACATCCAGGGACGTGGGCAGCCCAATGGTTTTGCCACTTTGGATGGAGCCGGGGTAGTCCCCTCGGAGCAAATCCCCCCGGATATTGCAAACCCCACGATTGCCAGGGTCTCGGGGCTGCAATCGGTCTTGGATGGCAAGGCTCCTAGTGCTCACCTGCACTCCATTTCGTCTGTAACGGGGCTGCAATCAGCTCTGAACGCCAAAGTTGAATCGTCTGCATTGGGTGCATCCAACGGCGTGGCCACGCTTGGGGCTGACGGCAAACTATCCCTACTCCAAAGACCAGAGGTGTCGATCCCGGTCACGTCAGTGGCTGGCAAAATCGGAGCGGTCGTTTTAGCGGCTGCCGATATCGTAAGCGGTGTATTTTCAGCCGCGCGACTCGGAACCGGCACACCATCGGCCACAAACTTTTTGCGCGGTGATGGGGCATGGTCATCCATCGCCCAATCGGAAGTCACGGGACTGATTGCAGCTCTTGCGGGCAAAATCAATACGACAGACAGGGGCGCGGCTAACGGCGTGGCCTCTTTGGACGCATCAATCCTGATCCCATCCGCCCAGATCCCAACCCTAGCCCTCACTAAGCTTTCGAGTAGTGGTGCAACGACCGGGCAAGTGGTGAGCTTTGACGGATCCGCAATCGTTTGGGCCTCGCCAGCGGGTGGAAACCTGACTTGGACGGTACGCACTGCTAACGCCACGCTCGCCACCAACGAAAATTGCGTGGCCGATACCGGCGTAACGGAATTGACCTTGCCCGCGTCGGTGTCAGGCTCGCACCAGATCATCAACGACACGACGGCGGCAATCAGAGTCAATCGAGGTGGAGCGGCCACAATCTCAGGGGTTACCCCATCCGGTGCGGCAATCACCGCTCAAAACGCAGTGTTGATTTTGCCAGGACAGCGCGGGATTTTTGTTGCGAACGGGGGTAACTGGATCGCACAGGGCTGCGAAGGTATTTTGACCTTTACCTACAACGGCACACCTTTATCCAACAACCCCTCAAATCCCCGAAGTGCCGGGGGGATCCTGCATCTTTTTGGGATCGAACAGGGGGGTGGAACTTGGCAAAATCCAACGACAGGGGCCGCCACGGTAACAGCGGCGGCCAGTGCGATGGGTTCGGGTACGCCTCAGCAGTTGAGCGATCGGGTGGCGAGCGGGCAGGATGTTGTTACCTCCAATGCGGCTGGGTCGTGGTTTGGGTGGAGATTCCCTCGCCAAGTACGGATTACGGGTTTTATTTTTCAGACGCGGGGCGATACGAGTGGCAGCTTGCACTTGCCGCGCAACTGGCAAAACAGGGCGGGCAATACCACCGCACTAGTCAACGGACAGGACATTTCATCTTTGGCAATCGTTGACACCCGATCCAATCAAACCGCCGTCAACACAATGAATACTTACTATGGCCCCTACATCTTTAATGATCCGACCTGGGGTAACACGATGATTTGGCAATTAAACGGCCCTAGCTCGGGTGGGGCTAACTTTTTCCCGGCACAGGAAGTCGAGTTTTTTGGAGACGTAGAAGCCTGATGCTGCACCAATTCACCCACAACGGATTAGTTTTTGAAATCGGCATTCCTAACGGACAAACCCCAGAGCAAGCCCAACATGAACACTTGCTTCGGGTGGACTCCGCCTATCAGTGGTTGTCGTTTCGCCGCGCCGTACTTGCATCTCCCGAATACGCTTTAGCCGTGTCTCTTGCCTTGCAAAACCCGAGCATTGCCGTAGCAGATAGCAAGCTCAATTCCGCGATTGATTTTTGCTGTCATGGAGGTGTTGAACCTGAAGAAATCGCGGCGTTTCAGTCAGCAATCGCGTTTTATTTTGCCCAACTAGACCTCATTGGAACCGCTGAAACAGAGAGCATCAAGGCCGCATTAATCGAGACCGCGCAAAATCACTTTATTGCCCTATGAGCATCCCGGCATTAATCACAAACGCAGGCATCCAAGCGGCAACCGACGCAAGGATTGCGGGGCTACAAGTCCAGATCACCGAAATCGCCATTGGTACAGGGGCTTACCCGACCCCACCCACCGGAACCGAGACAGCCCTAAAGACTGAGATCGCCCGGTTTGCCGTCTCAGATTGGACAGACTCAGGCCCAAATGAAGTCTCAATCGCGGGGTATCTAACCGACCCGGCGCTAGAAGCTGCGGTCACAGAGGTTGGGGTGTTTCTGGACACGGGTGAGCTTTTCGCGGTCGCCGCCCGGTCAACCCCGCCCCTGCTCTATAAGTCCGTGGCCGTAACTGACCTGCTGGTGGAAATCACGCTGGCCCTCTCGGGTTTGCCGGTGGAAGCCATCACGATCACCGATGACGGCAACGACCTGACCATGCTCTGCGATGTGCCTTGGTTGGTGCAAAACACACTCGACATGACCAAGATCGGGATCCTGATCCGTCAATCTCTCAAGCTTGCAACCCTCTAGGAGTCTCTATGTCCACAATCGCTCAACGCTTTGCTGAAAACACCGAAGCGCTCAACACTCTGACCACTGCGGTGCAATCCGCCATTGATGCTTCAGCCTCGATCGGAGGCCGCCCGGTTGACCTAACGGGACTGTCTGACGGTGTTTTACTTCGATACCAATCAGCAGGCAACAAGTGGGTTGTCATCACTCCTGACTCACTCAAGACCGCGCTAGACCTCCCACCTAACTTGTCTTTTGACCTGACGGGCGTAGAGGATGGAGACACGCTCGCGTGGAACGCCGCACTTAATCGGTTCGAGCCAGTTACGCCAGAGGGCGGGTTGACTCCAAGCGGCGCAAGCAATAAGTCAACGCTTTTCGTGCCTCGATCTCGGACGGTCTCACTAGGTCAGTCCGTCACGGAGGTTGCGCCGCCCAGCGGACAAACCGGGGGTGCTCCACTCATCCCAAAGTTTAGCGGCAGCAATATTCAGGTCGATCCCGTATCCGGCGAAACGGTGGTTGTGTCGAGTAGCAGTAATTGGGATTGGGGTAGTGGGCGCTATGCGGCGTGGATGGCCTTTAATCGAGACGATCCCCCGGCTATTAGCTCAACCCACGATGGATGGGCGGGCGCTCCGTCAATGGAAACCTACAGCCTGACGGTTCAATTCGCGAGCGCCAAATCGGTTGGAAGCTATAGCCTAACCTCTCGGATTGTCGCCCCTATGCAGATGCCCCGTGGCTGGCAATTTCAAGGAAGCACCAATGGAACCACGTGGGTAACGCTCCACACTGTCACCAGCGAGCCGCTTTTTGCCTCTCAGCAAACACGGGTTTATGTGCCAACTACGGTTGCGCCCTATGCATGGTTCCGCTTTCTCTTTACCAGCTTCGGAATAAGTCTTGAGGGGCAAGATGTGGTGGTAATCGGGGAGGCCCAGTTTTTTACTCCAACGTCTTCCGGTGGGGGGCTGGTTACTCGGTTTACCCCGGGCGAAATCCGCTCAATTCCCACGCAACGGCTGTACTCAATTTGCCCAGCAGAGCCAGGACAAATCTTTGTGGCAACCGGGCGCGATTCAAAGAGTGATTCCCTGACCCGGATCGACGCGGATTCTCTGGCAACCGTAGGACAGGTTCCGCTCTCTCAAGACATTTACGCATTGCAGTACGGGCTGCTCTCATCCGATAAGCAGTTTTTGTATGACATCATCCAGCGCGATGGTACGGGTGCTCTCGCGTACAACGCGGCACTAGGGCGAGTCTACTGTGCGATTGGGTCAACCATCTTGGTGACAGACCTGATCAACAACACAGACAGCGTAATCGCCGTCGAAGAAAACACTGCCAATCTTGTACAGGGAATTGCGCTGCACAACGGGCGGATTTACGCCACAATCAACAACGTTGTGAAAGTCTACAACTCCGCGTCTAATGCCTTTGTTGCTGACGTGCCAGTGGGCCAAGATGCTCGATTGATGGGGATTGACACGGGGCGCTCGCTGCTGTTTGTTGCAAACCGAGGCAGCAACACTGTCACGGTCGTGAGCACAGATACCAACGCTGTGATCACGACAATTAACGTGGGGCAAGCTCCTACGGACGTGACGGCCAGCAGCGCTCTGGGCAAGGCCATCGTCTGCAACTCAGAGGGCGGGTCTGTGACTGTTATCAACACGACAAGCAACACCGCAACAGGTGGCGTAACGATTGGGGTTGGATCGGAACCGACCGAGGCGGCAATTGCACCATCAGGAAAAGCCTATGTTGCCTGCCGTGGCTACAACCAACTTGCGGTAATCGATTTGGCGACAGCCTCACTAATCAAGCGGATTCCGTGCGATCCCGGCCCGCAAAATGTTGCTTATGAGCCGGGATCTAATCGGGTTTTGGTCGGGTGCGAAGTCGGTACGGTTCAAGCTTTTGAGGCTGAGTAAACAATGAGCATCGCGAAATTTTCGGTACTAGCCCCTTTTCGATTTGAAGGCAATGATTTAGCGCTGGGAGACACGGTAGATCTGGATAATCAAGATTTGTCTACGCTGCAATTAATCGAGGCTGGCGTGATTGGGCCTTTTGACCCAGACCTAAAGCCTCAGTCCCCGCCGGATTACCTGGGATTTTTCGACGCAATTTCTCAATCGCCCGCGCTGGGAAAACTCCTGGCAATTGCGTCCGACCCCAGCAAAACCTATTCGCAGGCGGCAAACTTGCATTACACCAATGCGATCGCGCACCTGGGTTCTTTGGGCACGGAACAACAACTTAATCGCCCTTTCACCCAAGTGCGACAAGCGCTTTTTTTGGGTGCAATCGCTAACCTGTTGACCTCGATCGCGCCCGACCCAGATCGTGACGAAATTGAGACGGCAATCAATTCGCTGTCCGAACAATTTGCCGTACCCCTCGAATGAGCCTATCCTTTTCGATCTCGGGCCCCGCCATTGCCGATTTGCAGCGCGTCCGATCCAAGCTGCATGACCTGAGTGAGCTGGTCACCCAATTGGGTGAAATGCAGCACCAAATGACCATGGAAGATTACGGCGCTCAAGTTAGCCCCGATGGGGCGGGGTGGGTTGGCGGGCCCAACTATCACGGACTGGTGGAGACGGGCGCGATGATGGGCGGCATCACCCTTTCCACCGGGGGCAATACCGCCACGATCACCGCGTCCGATGCCAAGTCACCCTGGCATAATTTCGGGACTTCTAGGGGGATTCCACCGCGCCCATTCATCGGGATTGGGGCCAGGCATGAGAGCAAGCTGAAAGAGACAGCAGAGCAGTGGCTTCAGACGATACTGGGGTGAGTCTCGAACTCTGGAAATAGCTCGTTTACTGGCTTTTGAGCCAACGCAGCCAACTTTTGACGCTCCCAATAAGTGGGAGCGTCTTGCTTTCTGAGGATGGCGTGCAGCCGCGTGTAGTCCACACCGCTTAGGTGCGATAGCGGCCCAACGTCGATCCGCCCGGTTGCCTTCAGGTCTCGGAACCATTCGATAAAGACCTCAGCAGCCCGGTCGTATTCAGGAAATGCATCAGGCATCTCTAACCCTAGCGACTGAGACACGAGCCGCCGGAATTGATAGCTTGCCTCCTCACGTCCGTTGATCGCTGCGTTCACATGCTGAGGGATTAGCTTTTTCCCGGTCTTGGCAAAAACCAGGTAGCACAAATCGACCTGACTTAGCTTGCGTTCCTTCAGGATTCGCTGCATTTGAACACAGGCTTTTGCGTTTTTGCTTTTGCCCATCGTTAACAAAAATAAGACGACACCCTAATCGTAATTGCAGACTGCCGACATCTAAAACTTAACCCTACTCTTTTGGGCGGGGGATCCCAGAACGTTTCCGGGGTTAACGCCCCTGAAGGGAGCCGCCCGGTGAAAGTAGGAAAAGAAGTTTGGAGGGGCAACGTGGCGATTCGTGATATCGAGGTTTTTGCACAGGGAGAGTGGACGGATTCAGCGGGCAATACTCGATCCTTCAGTAGCGAGTTACCCGAAATCGTTGAGCAAGATTTGGCGGCCGCTCCCGTGCCGTTGGTTGCAGGCCATCCCAAGACTGACGATCCCGCCCTTGGGTGGGTTGAATCCCTGAAGCTAAATGCTGGCAAGTTGATCGCGTCCTATGACGAAGACAAGCTAGCCCCTGGTATCCGAGAGTTTTTGAGCGCACCGTTTCGCCCCTTTAGAAAAATCTCCGTGAAGCTCTGGCATCCTGAGCATCCATCCAATCCACGTCCTGGGAAATGGGGCTTGGCTCATGTGGGTTTGCTTGGGGCCGTACCACCCGCGATCCCTGGACTGCAAAACGCCTATGCCTCTGGGGACGTGGATTTTACTTACGAAATCACCATGACTGATCCGATCACCCCGGAAACCGAAACCCCTGAATCGCCACCGGCTGCAACCGAGCCGACCTATCAAGCTCCTGACAACAGCGCCGAAATCGCAGAGTTGCGCCGTCAAGTGGAACAGCTTGCTCAACAGAACAAGGCTCTATCGCTGGAATATTCAGCCACTCGCGACCAACTGGAAACCGAGCGCTTGACCCGTCGCTTTGATGAACTGGCCAGCAGCCGGCCTGAGTTAGCGCCCCATCGTTCCGATCAAGTCGAATTCCTGGCTTCCCTTTCCAAGTCCGTCTCGCCTGAATTTGCGGTGGGTGGCAAGTCCCCGGTTGAGTATCACCTGGAGTTTTTGGCTCAAGCCTTTGGTGAATTTGACCCGACCGCTCCGGTCGTGACCCCGGACGAAACGCCCGAACCCGTGATGGAGTTCAACGCCCCGCCGGGAACTGAGGTTGATCGCGAGTCCCTGGCTTTGCACCAAAAGGCCCTGGCCTACGCAGCCGAAAACAACGTTGATTATTTAAAGGCCCTGAAGGCCGTAGGGGGTAACTAATGGCAGGACTATTTCCGCAGCAACACCCTGAAGACGTGTTGACCGTCAAGGCAACGACCAACATCCCCGTGTTCCACTTTGTGGACGTTCAGACTGGCCAGCTCGGGACTTCTGCTACCCAAAAGCTCGGGATTGCCCAACATGCGGCCCAAGCGGGCGAGGTCGTGACGGTGGCGACCGGCGGGCTTTGTTCCGTTCGGGTTGGCACGGGTTTCAACTTCGCTGATCAGGGCACGGCGGTTTATCCCCGCTATACCTTTTCCGGCACGATGGCGGCCACCTTTGCAGCCCCCGGCACAAACGGCCAAGCAATCGTCGGAACAAGCGCGGCTAATGCGGTCGGTGTTTTCGCCCAAGGCGAGTGGGCATCGCCCCCGTCTGCTACGAATCCCCAACTCGCCAACATCATCTGGTTCTAACTATGCCAATGTCATTGAAAGAACGCCGGATCGGAATTGATCCGGTTCTGACCACCATCGTTCGAGGCTGGAAAAATGCCACGCTCGTTGGCACTGCTCTTTGTCCGATTGTGTCGTCGCCTAAGCGTTCGGGCAAGGTGGTGGCTTTTGGTAAAGAAGCCTTTGCGACCTACAAAACGAAGCGGTCGGTACGCGGGCACAGTAATCGGATCGAATGGGGCTACAGTGCCGACCCCTACGAAATTGATCAACACTCCCTGGAGCATTTGGCGGATTTAACCGAGATTCAGGAAACCGAGGGGACGATTGGCATCGGCTACGAAGCGGCCACCATGCAGGCTCTCATGGGCGCTCACGCCCTGAACCTCGAAAAGGAAATCGCTGACGTGGTGGCCAATCCGGCTAACTACGATGCGAACCACAGAACGATCCTCACTGGCAATGACAAATGGTCGGTGGGTGAGGGTGCTACCCGATCCCGCCCGTTCCGTCAAGTCAAGGATTGGGCCCAGCAAGTGCGGCGCTCGATTGGGATTAAACCCAACACTTTGTTTTTGGGTTCCGAGGTGTTTGATGCTTTGGATGATCACGAAGATATTCGTGACCGCATCAAACACACCAGCCGGGAAACGCTCACCCCTGAAATGCTGGCTGAAATGTGGGGATTAGCCCAAGTGATCGTGGGTGACGCGGTTCATTTGGCAGAAGGAGAGGGCGAGGAATTGGGCGATATGGCTTGGGGCAAGAGCGCGATCTTGGCCTATGTGAACCCTAATGCCATCGGGCGCGGTGTCGTTTCCTACACGCCAACCATTGATGTTTCGATGCAAGAGCCTTCTGCGTTTTATACCTATGTGTTGGATGGGATGCCAGCAGCCGAAACGCCCTACGAAGAACGGGCCCAAAAGAGCATCGTCTATGGGGTCAACTACGACCGTCAGGTTGTGGTCACAGGACAGGGCGCGGCCTTTTTGGCTCAGGAGGTGATCTAGTGGCTAAGTACAAATTGCTCGTACCCGTCACGCTCAATCGAGTGCGGCGCTTACCGGATGAGGTTGTCGAGTTGCCGCCTAGTTCGGTTGCAACATTCTTGCAGCGAGGTTACGCAGAACTATTCATTGAGCCTGAACCCGAACCCGTTGCAGCACCTAAACCTGCTCCGAAGAAAGCGACCCCACCCAAGGACAGCGAATAGCCATGGCCGCAACCTTTACCATCACTAGCACGTTTAACGGCGCACTCAAGATCTCACTCCCTCATCAGTGGATTTGGGACTTGCGCGTGCTGCCGACTAACTCGCTGCTGGTGGCTGATAAGGACTACGCGGCCGATCTTGAGACCGGGGAAATCACGCGGCTCCCTAACGGCCGGGTTTCTCTCAATGCCGTGCTGCTGGCCACTTACTCGACTGTGTTGGGGACGGTGGCAAACGAGCCGGTTTTGATTGGCCCGTCCGGTGGCGTACTGGCGACCTATCCGATTGAATCCCTTGAGCTGCGTTCAATCGAGCCGCTGCCCTACCAACGGGCCATCGCGGGTGATGCTGGGGACTACTTCGCAGACCTCGAAAAGGGTGAGCTGGTCTGGGTTCCGAGCGGCCGCATCCCGGTGGCTGATGAGTTGGCTATCTCCTATTCCTGCTTTGGGCGGAACGTACCTGAAGACCCTGAAGCCATTGACCTCTCTGGGTTCTACGCGACCCCGGCGGATTTTGTCAGGGCCATCGGACTGAAGGAAACAACCCGGCTCACCCAAAACGGCAATGGAGAGGGACGGGATTACGCAACCGAACCCGATTGGGCCAAGTTGTCAATCCACCTCGAACATGCCACAGCGGTGATCGACTCAGCAGCCGGCCCTTACCTGGAGTGGAATGCAGTGGGTGGGAGCACCCCTGAGTTTGACTCTCGCCAGTGGATTGCGATCTCGTTTGCCCGATACCACCTTGACCCGCAACAGGGGCAAGACATTTGGACTCAGGCAGAGCTAGCCCTATCTCGATTACGAGATAAAGGCAAGGGCGGCGGGGTAATTCCACCAGAGTTCGGAACGGGCTTAGATAGCCGCTATATCTCCTACGGCGCTGTACCTCAAACCTTTACGCAGCGACGGCTTGAGGGGTGGCAATGAGTTGGATTGCTGACCAGCGGCTTGGGATTATCGATCGCCTGATTGTTCCTTTCGAGCCATTTGGGGTGATGCCCAAAGTGCCCAACCCGTTAGCTGAGGCTGAGGTTTCAGAAGGCTCGTTTCGTGGCTATTGCTGGGTTGGGTTAGACGAAATCCGGTGGGCAACATCCGAGGGCCGCTTGGTTCCAAGCCAAAAGGGTGAGGCGCTATGGGTGGTGGCCTTGGGCCATGTCGAGCTGGATTCGGTCGAAGCGATGGTCGCGATCGCACAATCCCGGTTGATTGGGGCTAGGTTGCCACACGCTCGAACGGTTGCCGCCTTGACCCGTGCCACCTACGAGGGAATCGACAAGGGCACTCGCAGGATTTGGCAATACACCCTACAAATCTCAGTGCCGGTCTTGGCTGTCGCTGACAACACCCCAGAACCCGAACCCCTGGCCAAGGCAATCCTGTTTGACCTGCAAACACCAGGACAGCCTGACCTTGACGCGGCGGGGCGGCCCATCATCCCAGATCCGACCCTCTCAGACCCCAACGATCCTGAGTCACCCCCGCTCAATCCACACACTCCGAACGGCAACCCACCCAAGCCCCGATTGCTCACGATTCCCTATAAAGATGAGGATTAGCTCATGGCCTCGATTGGTGAATTTATTCGCGGCGTTCAGTTTGTAGAAATTCCGACCGGCTTGGTTCCGGTTCAGATTACTCGAACCAGCACGATTGGTTACATCGGCACGGCTCCGATCCACAAATTGGCCGCAGGCGATCGCAAGATTAACGAGCCGGTGCTGATTGCCAACGACCGTGACGCGGCGCAATACTTGGGCCCGAGACTTCCCGGCTACTCGCTGCCTTACGACGCAAAGGCCCGGGACGATCACGGCGGCGGGCTGATTATTGCGATCAATGTGTTCGATCCGGCGGTGCATCTCAACATTGCGGCTGAAACCGTTAGCTTCGATGGCGATGTGTTGACGCTGGAAGGAACCAAGCCAGGTGAGGCCAATATCGACCTAATCGCCATCGAGGGGACGGCCGGTTATCTTGGATCGTTCCGATTCAAGGGCGCGACTCGCACCGCAGAATCCCTAACCTTTGTGGGCACACCGGGCACGGTGACGCTACCGACCGGGGCAACGTTGGTGGCTTTGCGCTCACCCGCCGGTGCAACCTACGCACTCACCACGGATTACACAATCACAGGCCAAACAATCACGCGCGTGGCGACCGGCACGATCCCGGCATTGGGCACGGTGATCGCGGTCTACGATACCGGCGTTGATTCAATCACCATGCCTCGACAGGTGACGCGCACGATTGGAGCGTCCGGCAACCTCTACGACACCGGGGAACCCAGCGCAGACATCCTCAAGGTGGAATCGCTGTCGGGCACGGCCTACGCACTGACCACGGATTTCACGGTGGCATCGGGTGTAATTACCCGGGTTGGCGGTGGCTCAATCCCGTCCGGCGCTCGATTGCGAGTGACCTATACCAAGGTGGTGATCGGGACGGTTGCGAGCCTGGATGGTTTTACCACCTACACCTTGGGCGATGATTTCACCTATGCCGATGGGGTGATCACGCGGGTGGCGAGCGGGCTGATTCCACCCAATGCAGCCATCCGAGTGTCTTACACCGAACCGAGCGTGGTGTTCGAGGAAAATCGGGATTATGTGATCGATCCTATCGCAGGCACGATCACGCGGGTTACTGACGGATTGCAGCAACGGATCGCGGCTAATGCTGAAGTGTCGGTTTCCTACGAATATCCTTCGGAAGTAACCAGCGCTGAAATCATCGGTGAAACCTTGGATGATGGCAGTCGCACCGGGATTCAGGCTTGGTTAGGGTCAATGCAGCGGCTCGGGTTCCAACCCATGCTAGTCGCGGCCCCTGGCTGGTCAGACCGAATCGAGGTAGCCCAAGCGCTTGAGGCTTACGTGGAAAACACGCGGGCCATTGCAGCGATTGACGCTCCCTTGGGGCTGACGGTGCAAGAAGCTCTGGAGTCACGCGGATCGGCCGGCCCTGCTGAGAATTTCTTCACATCATCCGAGCGGGTCGTTCTCTGCTATCCCCATGTCGAGACCTTCGATACCACGCTCAACAAGGCAGTGCTAGAACCCTACTCGCGTCGTTGGGTGGCCATGGCCTCAGCGACCGATCTGGATTTTGGCTACTGGTTCAGCCCATCCAACAAAGAATTAAACGCAGTCCAGGGTATGGAGCGGTTGTTGACTTCGGTGCATAACGACCCGAACAGCGAAGTGAACCTGCTGACGGGGGCCGGGATTAGCACCATCTATCGGGATTATGCGACCGGGTTCGTTTCTTGGGGGGCTTACTCCGCAGGCTACCCGGCCAGTGCTGAGATCCAGAATTTGGTCTCGGTACGCCGCACTCTGGACGTGATGCAGTTCGCACTCGAACGGGCTTGCCTCATCTATATTGATCAACCCCTCAACACGGTGATCGCCAACGTGCCGGCCACGGTCAATGCGTTTCTGGATTTCCAGGTGACACTCGGGGCCATCGTCTGGGGTAAATGCTCTTACGACCGCAGGAAGAACCCACCCACTGAGTTAGCCAAGGGAATCGTTCGGTTCGATTACGAAGTAACTCCAATGCCAGGGGCGCAACGGATCGTTTTTGAGCAGCGGATCGACATCACGCGACTCTCTTCGCTGGGGACGGTGGCCGCCTAATGATCATCGTCCGGGGGATTTTGACCGATCCCCTGCTCCTACTTTCACTCGCTCTCTGGGTTGGGGTCACGGCGGTTAATCCAGAAGTCACAGAACGGGAATTGTACGGCTATGCCGGGATCTACCTGACAGGAATTCTCGCAAGAACCCTGAAGGAATTCTATCGGATTGGGTGGGTCTGGCGTAGCTGGAAGTATTTGTTGATCGGGGTGTTGAGCGTAATTTCTTTGCAATCTTTCTTGGCAGAGCAAGGGCTAAGATTTGCGAGTTTTGCGTGGATTTCTGGGAGCGTTTTTAGTAACGTCCTGTCCAATTCCACCGCTTCGATACGATTGCGGCGTTTCCATAATGTCAGTCGATCCAGCTAACACCCACAACATCGCTCAACTTGTCAAGGATAACGCAATCGAAATCACTGCAATCCTTGCTGGGCTTGGGGCAATCCTGGGCAAAATTGCAGAGTTTAACGAAAAGCAACGCCAACAAAAACGCGAGCTATGGGAGGTTCAGGAGTCCCGACTGAGTGAACGGGAAAGATACATTGTCGAAACAGCTCGATCAACCGACCGGGAAACGATTGCTCAATTGCGAGCCGACCTTGATCGAGAGCAAGAGCGGGTCGAGTCAATCCAAGCCAAACACGCTGAATTGATTGACTTTGCTCGCGTCGCTTACGACCACAAAGAATATTACAAACAGCGTTACAAGATTGCATTAGCTCGGTTGACTCAATCCCTCAACCAGCTTGAGCGATCTTTTCCGGGTCGGTACTCTCGACAAATTGCGGAAATCGAGCAAGAGCTTAGGGGCGGTGATGCCTCTCAGTTTGGCCCAATGCAACGGTTTAACCCAGACCGGCCACCCACCGAAGGCAGTGACGGTTAACCCCTCAAATCTTTGCGACTCAACAACAATAGACCCAGTGGAGGGCTAGCCCATGTCAGTAGATATTGGAAAAATTGTCCGCGCCTCAGCTCGCCTGAACGGTGTTTTGCTTGACGGGGTAATCGATGAAATCGAATTGCCCACAATCGAGACCGAGACCGAGGAAGATGCTTCGCTGGCCTTGATCGGAAAACCAGAGTATCGCCTGAAGATGGAGCCACTGGAATCCACGATCACATGCACCAGTTACCATCCTGAACTTGACGCGGCCGCTTGCGATCACATCAATCAGCACGAACTGATTGTTCGCAAAAACGTGGAAATCTATCGCGGCGGCGTTTTAGCCGATGAAAAACCGTTGATTGTGGTCTTGCGCGGTCGCTTCAAAGAAACCCCAGGAGGCGACCTGTCGGGTGGTGAGTTGGCTGAGTGGGAATATGTGATGAACCCCACTTACTACTCCAAGACCTACGACGGGCAAGAGATTTTAGCGCTCGATGTGGCCGCCAACATTTATCGGGTCAAGGGTGTGGACTTGCTCGAACGGATGAGGGCCAACTTGGGAATCCAAGGGGCCGTGCTGGGTAACGTTGCTTAGTTTTTAAGGAGTTGAGACCGTGGCGAAAGAGTTAGAGACCACCCAAGCGATTGAAACTCAAGTGCTCAATCCGGGCGATCAAGCGATCACGCTTCCTTCTGGGCGGGTGGCTGTGATCCGCGAGGGCACGATGGCTGACCTTGAGGCCGCACAAATCGAGAGCGGTGGCAAACAACAAAAGGTGCTGGCGTTCCTGATTACGCGGCTAGTGACAATTGATGGGCAGCCGCTCACTTACGAGCAATACCGGACGCTATCCCTGAAGGACGGAACCATGATCGTCAATACGGTCTCCAAGCAATTCCCAGAGGGGGAATCCTAACCGGGTCGCACGTCTTGGCCCTGGTCAAGGTTGGAGGGTTTTCCCTCACCGAAGTCAGGGGGATGACGTTCAAGGCGGCCCGGTATTGGTGGCATGAGGTGACGCTCTACGCGGAAAGAGAGCACCGGGAAATCGAAAAAGCCCGCAATAAGGGTAAGGGCAAGCGTGGCTAGCACTTCACTGACAATCACGATTAATGCTGTCGATCAAGCTTCTGCGAAGATCGACAGCATTTTGTCTAAACTCGAACGCGCCCAAAAAGCCACCGAAAGAGCAGCAAGGGGGGTTGGCGGTGCAACGAATGACGCGGCAAAAGGAGCCGGTCGGTTGCAGCGCGGGATGGGACGGGCCGCCGACGCGATGGCTGGGTTCGATGCGGCTGCAAACTTAATCGGGCGGCCGGTGATCGGGGCGATTGGTGGGAGCCTTGAGGCATTCCAAGAATTTGAAGATGCGATGGCGGCCGTTCGGAAGACCACCGGACTGAGCGCCCAAGACACCCAAATACTTGGCAACGAAATCAAGGCGATGTCTCGCACCATCCCCATCAGCCAAAAGGGGCTAGCCGATATTGCTGAATCGGCCGGGTCTTTGGGTGTTGCGAAGGATGATATCAGCAGGTTTGTGGACACGACGGCCAAGATGTCCACGGCCTTCGATATTGCACCAGGCGAAACAGCTACCCGACTGGGTAAGCTTTCAAACGCGTTCGGGTTTATGAACCAAACGACCGGGCGGCTTGACTTTGCCCGCGTCCAAAAGTTTGGCGACATGATCAACTATTTGGGCAACACGTCGGCAGCAACCGAGGTGGAAATCCTGAACGCGACTCAGCGATTTTCAGGTACAGCCAAGGCCATGCGGATCACCGAAAACGACGCGGCCGGGTTGACTACCACGATGATTTCGTTGGGCATGGCCCCGGAATCGGCCGCCACGGGTCTTAACTCAATGTTCGCTTCATTGAACGGGTTGAACAAGGCGACACCGAAACAAGCGGCGGCTTTGGCGGATCTCGGGCTAACCACCCAAGACGTGATGAAGGCAATGGAGGTTAGCCCGGTTGCGGCTTTTGAGTCGATCCTGTCCAAGGCAGGTGATGCTGGACTGAAAGGACAGGCGGCCCTGGTCGGACTGTTCGGGAAAAACCACGCACCGAAGGCCGCGCAACTTGCCCAAAATATGGACGTATTGGCCGCCACGATGGCCCGCGCCAACGACGTGACCAAGCAGGGCGGCGGGATGCAAGCTGAATTTGCCGCCCGTATCGACACCATGAAAGCGAGAGTCCAGTTAGCCCAGAACGCCTTAAACGAGTTGGCGATCAACGTGGGTGGAGCCTTGGCCCCTGCGGTGGCTTCGATCCTTGCTCCGATCACATCAGTCGTTCAGGCGCTGGCCAGTTTTGCTAATGCCAATCCTGGCATCACCGCGATGATTGCAGGGTTCGCAGCCTTGAGCGCTGGGATTTTGGTCGTGGTGGCTGCGGTTGGCGCGATTGGAGCGGCCCTGGCTGGGATTTCGGTCGGGCCGATTCTGGCTGTTGCGGCTGCGATCACGGCAATCGGAGCGGCCGCGGCCGCCCTACAACCGCAGCTATCAGCGCTGTTCACCGGGTTTGGGAAAGGTTTTATGGCATCGTTTGGCCCGGCATTGGATCGGGTCAAGGCTGCTTTTTCCCGATTGGGTACGGCCTTGGCCCCTGCGTTCAATGCGATCAAGGCTGCGATTCAGCAGGCGTTTGGGCCCGGTGCGCTTTCGGGGATCCAAAACTTTGGGCAGATGATCGGAGCTGCCTTGGGCGCGGCCTACGGGTTCATTGCTGATTTCGTTGCGAATCTGGTCAATGCGATTGCAGCGGTTGTGGAATTTGGCAATGCGATCGCGCAAGCGTTCAGTGGGGATTTTTCGGGATTAGCAAGCATCGGGTCGGGACTGATGAGCGCCATCGGTAGTGCATTGACTGCATTGCCGGGGTTTATTATGAGCATCCTTGCACCCATCCCGAGCATGGTGATGTCGGTGTTCTCTGGACTGGGTGGGATGATTTCGGGTGCGCTCTCGGGATTACCCGGTCTGATTTCAGCGGCATTCAGTGCCATCCCCACGGTGATCACTGGCATCTTTGGCCCAATACCTGGAATGCTCGCAAGCCTAGTTACCTCGTTCGGGTCGGCATTTTCGGGATTGGGTAGCTCGATCATGTCGGGATTGCAAGGGGCGCTCTCAGGGATTGGCTCGTTTGTTCAGAGCATTCAGTCAACCGTGATGGGCGTGATCAATGGTATTAAGGCGGCCTTCGCAAGCTTGTCTGGAGCCATGAATATCGGGGGCGGCGGTGGTGGAGGGTTCCTAAGCGGGATGCTCTCGGGCGCTCAAACCATGATCCAGGGGTTGATCTCTAGCCTGTCGTCAATCGGCCCGATGCTGCAATCGGCCTTGACCGCTCCCCTCATGGCTATCGGCCCGGCAATCGCAGGCATCGTCTCGCAAGTGATGACGCTTGGGCCGCAACTAGCAGCATCGTTCACGGCCGCAATGGCTTCAATCACGACCGGGATGGCGACCATCGCCACCAATATCGGCACGATTTTTAGTGGCATCGCCACAACGATCACGCCAGCCATCACCCAAATTGGGATGGCTCTAACGATGGCATTCACGACGGCGTTCGCTCAGGTCGGGGCCCAAGTGGCCGCATTCACCGCGCAACTTGGGGCTGCGTTCACCGGCATCACCGCTCAAGCAACCATGATCGGGTCTACCCTGACGATGGCCTTTAGCACTGCCTTCACAGGGGTGCAAGTCCAAGTGATGATGTTGGCCGCGAGCATGACCATGGCCTTTGCAACGATCACGGCTCAAGCGACTGCGTTTGGTGCTTCCCTATCCGCTTCGCTCACGTCATCAATGGCAGCGGCTCAAGCGGCTATGGCGGCCGCCATCGCAGGGATCCAGGCGCAACTTGCACAGTTGCCAGCGATTGCTTCAGCAGCCGGGGCACAAATTGCCGCCGCGTTCCAAGCCATGGCCGGCTCAATGCAGGCGGCCGGGATGGCGATGATGAGCAACTTGGCCGCTGGGATTACCGCCGGGATTGGCCAAGCGGTTGCAGCGGCATCAGCAGCGGCCGCCGCCGTTCGAGGTGCGTTCCCTGGCTCCTATGCAAAATATGGGCCGTTCTCCAAGTCTCAATTTGGAGGGGCCGGCCCTGGCTTGCTTGATGTGTTTACCGTCGGACTGCAACGGGCCGCGACGGGATACCAGGGCACGATTGGTACTGCCCTGAATCCGATGGGCGGGATGGGTGGCGTGATGTCCCCGGCTCTCACCCCGGCTCCGATGCCACCAGCAATGGCCACGTCTGGAGGGGGCGGCGGCCAATCAGTGTTCAACTACGCGCCCGTGATCAATGGGGGCGATACCAGTGGCGTGGGGGCGGTGCTGGCGCAAGAGCGTGAGAAATTCTTTGGGATGATCCGGGAATATGAAGCGCGGAATCAGAGGCTGGCGTATGGCTAAAACAACAAACTCCCGATCGGCGACAACCGATCGGGAGGGATTAATTCAATTCAATTCAATTCAACCAATACACCCGTAGGAGGGGCATATGGCCACTTCAAGTCAACCAACAAATACACCCATGGGGGGCGTATAGCCACTTCAAGTAGCGCTATTCTAGCACTACTCAAACTTATCCAGCATCAATTTATTCGCCACCTTAAATCCTTCATCCCCCGGGGCTTGCTCGTAGCGGATGGTAATCGCCCCATCGCCAATCCGATAACTGCGATTTAAAACCTTCACCGCGCCCTGAGTGCTGGCCACATCCGAACCACCCTTGACTCCGATCACTCGTTCCACATCCTCAAGGCTCAAGCCGTCTCTGACCGACTGCCAAACCCGAACATCTTCAGGCGGCACAGGGGCGATCGGCTTGGGCTGACTGAATCCACCCAAGCCAGCACCAACAACAAAGGCAATCGACGGGGCGATCCAGCGTTTCATAGCACGATCCAAACTCTACCTATCTCTACAGCCAAACCTTAAGGAAACCGAAACATGGCCTATCTGCTTTTGGGTGAGATGGAATTTGCTGTACGGGGCGGAATCACTGGGGTTCGCAACTCTGCCAAGTGGACTTACCCGACCCATGACCGGATCGCGCGGCAACAGGCGATCCAGGCTTGCGGTTGGGATTTAGAAACCCTGGACGTGACGCTCGATCTTCATTGTGAGCAAGGGGCAATCGAGCCAAGGCTATCGGCATTGCGGGCGGCCGCTTCAGAGCAAAAATCCCTCGACCTGATTTGGGGCCAAGGGATTTGGAACGGTAAATACGTGATCGAGTCGCTTAACTCGGATGTTGAGCAGACGTTTTCGGATGGGGCGCTCTGGAAGGTGAAAGTCGATTTGACGCTGAAGGGAACAACGAAACCCGACCCGTCCCCTTCGGCTGATTTGTCGGCAGCGTTTGACTTCTCTCCATTCCAGCAGTCAGCGACCGGGGCCTTGGCGGCGGCATTGTCTAGGGCGTTGGGGGGTTAGAGCGGAAAAAGACACCGGGAAGTTTCCAGGGACTTTGAACAGTCCCTTGATCTTTTTTGAGTGAATTAACCCAAACTGCGAAACGCTCAATCTGTTCCTGTAATTCCGGGTTGATTTCAGAAAGCGAGTCTAGATTAAGCGAGTCCAGTTCAGCGGTGTCCTGACTTGCAGCGTCATCCTCAATCCGATCTGCCATCAGAATGGCATCTTCCACAACGGCAGCAACATCACGCCCGTCCCATTGATATTGAGGATTGGCTAGCAGCGCTTCGGTCAATCGCAGCAAGAGTTCAGTCCTGTTCATGGCTTGCCCCAAAGAGTTAATCAGGTTCATTCAACATCAAGGCGAGGCGGTGGGCGGCAACCAAGGCCAGGGCCCGATTCAGTGAGTCTTCGCTGGCTTCGGAGATTCCAACGCGCACCGTATCGTTCAGGATGGCCATCGCCCTTCCAATTCCCACCCGGCGAACAAGGTCTTCAAGCTCAGGCAGTTCCTCAAGCATTCCAATTTGGACGCGCTCGATCAGTTCATCGGCAACCGTGGTATCGCCACCAAAACTATCAAGTTTGTCTTGTAGCCAAGACCTGATCACGTCCGGCGGGACGGTAGCAAGGCGCTCTTTAAGGGATTCCGAGACCTTGATTTGGAAATTCTTGCTCAATCCTCGCCGCTCCGAAAGCTTTAGGTTTTCCAGCGACTTTGGATTTATCTTTCTCATGGGTGATGCTCCTGGGAATGCCGGGCCGTTGCGGCCCGGCGTGAGGTGGTTAGAAGGGTTCGGGTTCCGATTGTCCGGTCAAGGCTGCGATGGCTTCAGACTCAGAGAGCCGTTTTGCAATCCAGTAGATAGGGAAGGGAAGCGCGTCAACCGGGATGTCACCAAATAGCGCACTACCGCCCTCGCCATAAATCCAGTCCTCTGCGATCTCAAACCAAGTTCCGCCACACACCCGGATCTCGCCATGAGCATCCATGAACGCCACGGTGCAATAGTCGCCATCTTCGGGATAGTCGCCATCAGAGATGCAACCCCAGCCATCGGGCGGGTTGATTTCAGGGCGGGCCGCATTGGGACGCGGATACCGATCGCACCAAGTCCCGGTCGTGTTGACCAGCCCTTCACGGCTGACTGCGGCCACAACGGCAATCGATTGGCCGTCACGCACCCGGATCACATGCCATGGGTCAGCCTTTGCCGGGTCGGTGGAAGGGATTAAATCCAAAACGCAATCACCTTCCATGAGATCCAGGACTTCGGACAGCAGCCTGGGATTGACGTTGACCGAGACAGGAGCCTCGGAGTGCATCTGAGATAGCACATGGTTGGCCATCTTTCGATACTTGTCGTCATTTTCGGTGCGCTCCGCAGGCTCCCAAGTCGCGACTGCCCCAACCGCTTGCCCTCGAAGCTCCAACGGGCGATCTTCTAACCGGTGCGACAAGGCAGTAGTGCAAAACGCAATGGGCCCGTCATCGGGAAAGGCTACGACGGCGGGGCCGATTTGCCATACGCGGATCCCAGACTCTCCCTTATTCGCTCGGGTGATAAATGCGTCGAGGAAACGGCGGGACGTGATAACCAAATCTTTGATACTCAT